GTTTCCCAGTCACGATCATTTAGGGTGTAGTTAGAAAGACGGACAGTGGCAGTAGAGGCGTCGACGGTAGCGTCGTCACCCTCTAATACTGCGTTGCTAGAGCTAGCTGCGGCTAGGGAGTCTGTTTGCCATTCATGCTTTACAGAGGTAACCTTGGTTGACCCTGCCAGGGTCATGAAAGGGGTGTCAGTAGGAGAGATATTGTGGATTACGTTAGATAAATCCTCTCTGTTACCTACTGCATCGTATTGGGTATAACTATTGGTTGGGAGTGCCATTTTTTAATTCCTAAGTTTTGCCCCGCCGCTGTGCTCGCATCAATGCGACGGCTGCGTTTAAATCATTTGGGTTTTTACGCTGTTGCTGTCGTAAACGCTGCATCTCACTAGCACTTGATCCGGACGTTCCAGGCTTCCTGTATTTGGGTACAGGGGTCACCTTCTTCTCCTTAATCGCCTCTGCCTTCTTGGCAGAGTCAGCCTTCATCTTACGAAACTCCACGGCATCTTTAATCATGGCCAGAGTCCTGTGGTCAGATAGACCACCGATCTCCTGCTCGTTAAAACCGGCTTCAGTGAGATAACTCGTCACATCTTCCCGGAATGCCTTGCTGTTTTCACCCATAGGGTCGCCAATCTCGGGGAATTTCTCGGCAAAGAGCTCTCGCTCTCGCTTCAATACCTTCTGGTATTCCCGTTGTTGTGCCTCGGCCCGTTGGGCGTCCATCTTCTCCAGGGCTTGGATACGCTCCTGCTGCTTCACCTTAAGAGCTGCGTATTGGCCAGGGTCTTCCCTTTCCAGGGTTTCCCAGTCAATAGCTGCGTCACTCTCCAGGCCTTGCATGATTTTGGAGCGGAATTGGTCAAGTTCCTTGTGGTACTTAACCTCTGCCTCTGCCTCTTTTGCTTCGTATTCTTGCTGTAGTGCCTTTTGCTTTTCCGACAACTCCATTGTTTTGCGGGTGTAGTCTGCTTCCCGGGAATACCCTTTGAGTAGCTCCTCCATAGTCACTTCCAGCTCCTCGCCATTGGCGGTCACCTTGTACTTCGTATGGTCGGCCTCTTCCTCTTCGGGCTCCTGTTCATCAGCTTCTACTTCCGCCTCTTCTGTCTCCAGGTCGTCACTCTCTTCTGGCTGCTCCTCCGGGGCGTCACCATCCTCGATCACAACTTCCTCTTCCTCTCTCCCGTCTTCTTGCGGTGCTTCCTTTTCAGATGCAGCCGCTCTTGCCGCCTGTAGAGCCTGTACGCCTTCGTCAATAGTGTACGATACGTCACTGGCTGGGGTTGCAGCTTCCGTTGCCGGGGTGGCTGCCTGGGGCGAATTCTGTTCTGTCATAACTATGTCCTTTTATGTTTCTGGCTGGGGTTATTTGATTAGGTTGGCCAGGAAGCTCTTCTTCTCTGCCTGTAGGGCAAGACCACCCTCGGCAAGCTTCCCTGTCTCGATATGTTTGCTTAGGTTCTGCATTAACTTCTCCACTGCCCTTTGCATCTTGAAGAGGTTCTCCCTGCCCGCTGTGTCCTTTGCATCAGATACAAGCCACGCCCTATAGACCTCTTGCTTCATGGCATCCACTGCCCCCGTGAAGAGTGGGCTTTCAAGTATGGCTCTAGCCTCTTTTGCTCTACCCACCTCTTCCTCGAACTTTGCGGCCTGATCTTCTTCACTTAATTCCTCTATAAACATGGATACCCTTTGTTTTTATTGGTGTATGTTGTCCTGGTGGTCGTAAAGGGCTTGCTGTAGGTAGTCCTCTGCCCCCTGCTTTTCTTTATCCCCTTGGTTCTGCTGTTGTGCTAGTTGCACCAGTTGCGCAAGCTGATCCTGTATGCCTGTCTCCTGCTGTTGCATCATCTGGGCCTGGATACCCGTCTCTTGCTCCTTCTGTTGGAGCTCGGCCATCTTGATCTGGGCATCAATCTGCTTCATCTGTAGGTCAATCTGTTTCAACTGTAGTTCACTCTGCTGCTTCTGCATCTCGATCTGTGCTTCCATCTCTTCGGGGGCGGGCTCCTCCTCCTGCATCCCCTCCCCTTCAGCCGACGGCTCTTTGAAGTACGCCTCTGGACTCTTAAGACCGCTATTCACCACAAGCTTGGAGAGGGTGTTGTAGATGTTCTCTTCTGTTACCAGCTTGCCCATGCCGCCGGATGCCACGATCTTCTCTTGGATATTCAGGAGGTTATTGTAGTGCATCAATTGCTGGTCTTTATTCCCCGTCCCCAGGCCTACATTGATGCTGAAATTGTAGCCCGTCTTCCACTCCCTCGGATCCATTGCCACCCATGTATCCCGTAGCTTGATCATGCGCTCATACTTCTGGTGCTTACATACCAGCTCCAGGATATTGCGGAAGATGCGCTTTACGCCCGTCTCTGCGAATACACGGGCTATCAGCTCCTTACGCTCCCCAGCCGCCTCCATGATCTGGCTGATACCAGAGGCTGTCTTATTGAGGCTATCGGCATCCATGCCCTGGTTATACCGGGTGATACCAGTACGGGTTTCCCGGACAGTGTCCAAATACTCCAGCATAGAGAATGCTGCTGGAGATAAGGGGGCAGTAGGTAGGGGGGTGACGGCTCCAGCCTCTGTCATTCTCACAATACTACCGGGACGGCTTGTCAGAAGGTCGTCCATGGTGACGCTGCCCTCGATAACGGCCATCCGCTGGTTATTGGATATGTAGAGGTTGTCCAGGATTTGCCGTAGGACAGTAGACTTGATCAATTGCAAGTCCATCACCAGCTCAGCAACAGAGCGGCCAAAGAATTTATGCGTCTCCAGGAGGGGGGCTATATCACAGATAGGAGTGCGGTCTATCTCCTCATTGTCCAGTATCTCCAGTGTGGAATGCCCTGCCACGGTGATCTTACGGAGCTCTGCCACCCCGTCACCGTCAAAGTCAATACGGACATAGCACTCTGTCACCAGGATTTTACGCATAGACTTGTCGATCTCACCCGCACCGTCCAGGTAATCCTCTTTATGGTAGCGTTGCTCCTCCTCTCCATCGTTGCTACGCCCTTCGTACCCTTCCAGCTTGTCCACAAGGGCGGCATCGTACCCCGCCTCTATAAGGTCGGAGGCTGTCATCTCTGTTTCATGGGCAGAGAATTCAGCATCGTCAATGGTCTTAGCCCGGGGGCTTATCATAAACTCTTCGGGGGGCACTGCCTCAACTACTGCCTTTCCCTGCTTCTCTGTGCTGCGTACCTTGATATCATTAAGGGGCATCCCGTCGGCCTCACGTATGTATTGTGAGTGCTCGACGATCTCCAGGTCGATATTATTGGTAAGCAGGGCCTCTATCTCTTCGTCTGTCAGCCCCTCATACCGCTCTGTGACATGCTCGTCTGTCTCTTTCCAGTACGTCTTGACCAGCCCGGTCTTTTGTATCAAGGCATCCTTGAACATGGTGTAGAGCACCAGGAAGCCATCATTATCCTTGTAGAATACATGGTTGATATAGTCCGTCTTCTGCTTGGCCGTCTCTTCATCCTCTGGCCCCTCAGGGTCAAACACCACCGCCTCATCGCTGGCCGTGAATATCTTAAGCAACCCAGGCAATAGAGACTCAATGGTGTCGGATACATCGGTACTCACAACAGTAGAGCGGCCTTTTACCTCCGTCCCCATCGGCTCTCCACGGTAGTACTTCAGGGCCTTTGTCCTCTCACCAGCAATAGTGCTGTTATGCTGCCCAATAGCTCCCTCGATATAGTCCTTCAGTACGGCCTTAAGCGTGTTCTCGTCCATAGTCCCGTCAGCATGCACCCCATCCTTTCCCTTCTCCCGCATCTCTTCGCTGTAGTCGTTCTTTAAGTCCATTAAACCTATCCTAATTTACTGTATCCATCCCTGCGGTACCCCTTGAATCCCGAGTCGTGGTCTCTAAAATCAGTAGCCGCTATGGTGTAAGCCCATCTGTCCACTTTCTTGATCTTTCTCCAGTTCCATCCCGCCTCCGGTAAGTAGTGTACTTTCGAGAGCTCCCATTGCTCCAGGGCGATAGTGTTGTGTCCACCACCAGCCCGGAATCTGTCGGCCATGGCTTGTATGCCTGGCAGTTTGTGACCATCGAATAGAGCCATAAACCGGGCCAGGAGCCTATTACGCCCCTCCCTGGTGGCTGTGACATGCCGCATGGCCCTATAGTTAATGGCCTCTTGATGTAGCCAACGCAGTGGACGGCCCGGCTCGTTCCTGGCTGCCACTATCTTACGGGCCCTGTTGTAGGTGATATTAGGCATCCCCGCCCTCCCTCTTCGGCCTTAGCCCCACAAGCGCATCACCCGCCTCCGGGACAAGATATGTTCCCCCCTCTACCATGAAGTCGTCCGGGTCGGATATTATCTTTCCCCCCCTAAAAACATTGTCCTTGTCCCTCTTCAATAACTCTTGGTATCTCTTACCGCCTCGAATGTTGTTTGTGACTATATAATTCCCACACCAACTCTCCATCTCCCCCCCCCACTCCTCCAGATTGCTATCCTTTCCTTCAATCATCATCTTCTCCTTCATAGTTTTGGCAGTTAGACGATCCATGTATCGTCATAATTCAGGGTATCGTTTAGGCTTCCCGCTACGGGGTGGGCAAAGGTCTGTGCTAGGGCATCTCCCCCATCGGGACTGGCAAGCCCCCGCTTGTTCATATCTTCCTTTCTCTCAAGCTTGAGACGGCTGTTGCTGTCGTAGCTATAGCCTGGCCCGCATAAATCAGCCTGGAGGGCATCGTCATCAGGTATTTGCACGGGCTTATCATCAAACCACTCCTTCATAAGCCCCCATATCTCTGCCCGCTTATTGTGGTACTTAGAGGGGGACATCGCCTTGGCTCCAGCGTTGACTGCTACAACCTTATTGCTGTATCCCATCTCCCTTAGCCGATCTACTACACCAGCCCCCAACCCTCCGATCGTGACTGGGAAAC